ATGAACGATATGCTCACGCTTGCGCAAAAAAAAGCTGTCCGCGCAGCCATGGAAGAACGGCTGGCTCTGTACCGGAGCTACAAATACAGCAGCTTCGAACGCCGGGAAGCCCGGGTTACCGCCAGCTATGATCCGCGATACCACGGGGCGACGAATGCGGTAAGCGATCCGACCGCGCAGATCGCCGTGTACAATGTAAACGAGCAAATGCACCGCAGTTACGTGTGCGATTCCGTAGAAATCGCGCTGAGCCTGCTGCCGGATAAGCAGCAGTCGATCATCGAAACGCGGTATATGCGGCACAATACGCCGACGGATACGCAGGTATGCGACAGGCTGAGCATGTCCAAGGATACGTACGACCGAAACCGGCTCGCGGCGATGTACGAAATGGCCTTATTTTTGGAAGTGGATTGCGGGTTCGAGCTGACATAGCAGAATAAGCAGGCAACAATTAGACTGTTCTCTCTCGTGGGAGGCGGTCTATTTTTCTATCTGCGGATCTGCTGGGGGAGTATATTGAAAAAGCCGGCGCTTCCTACGCTAAGAAGTACCGGCTCTGAGTGTTGCTTACGCAAGCTAGATGGTAAAATACGTGTCTTCGCCTTTCCAGATGCTGTGCTGCCGCTTCGGGAGACTCTTTAAATGCGCTACTTCCTGCGGCACACCGCTTGCTGCCGCCGCTTCGTAGATCGTCATGCCGCCCAGAATGAGCTCGTCCGGCATCAGCAGCTCGACAGCGAACTGGTTGGCTTCGCTCTCGATCCGGTCGATCGAAACGAGCGTGTTCCTGCGAAGGAAGGGCGTATTTACCTTGGGGTGAAGGATCACGTGTCCGAGCTCATGGGCGCACGTAAAACGCTGGCCGGATTTATCCAGGCCTTGGTTAATATGGATGCAGCGGATTCGTTTGTACGTGCTGAAGTAACCGAGAATGTTGCCGAGCGGCTCAAAGAGAACATGGATGTTTTTCTGAGATGCGATTTTGAAAGGGTTGTTCGTTCCGTACTTTTTAATCAGTTGCAAGGCTGCTTGTTTCGAATTTCGCATCTGCTTTTCTACCCCCGTACCGATTTTATTTTCGATATTTGTTCGGGGTAAACTTCTGTTTCGCTAATTGCTTGGCAAGCCGCATGGAATTCTCTAGCGATATTCGCAGCAATTCTTTACTCTCCTCATCCAAGGTTTCGCCGTGAAAGGCAAGTGCTTCATCAGACTCGAGATCGCTGAGCATTCGTTCGAGATCCCGGGCGATGTCCTTCTCTTCTTTGGGTGTCAAGGGAGACGCGTCCCGCTTCTCCTCCATGGCCGATACGTTCGGCGAAGGCTCGTCGGACAAGCCCAGAAGGTAATCCGTCGTCACTTGAAAATGGGCGGCGAGCTTGCCGGCCATATCGGCGCTCAGCCGTTTTTTTCCCCTTTCGATCTCGTAATAATATTGAGGCGTAATGTTCAACAGTTCGGCGACAACGGTCCCCGCCATATTCCTTGCTTTTCGAATGTCCCGCACCCGATTCCCCATAAGACATGTCACCTTTTCTGAACTGGCTTTTTAATAGAAGAACATTTGTTTCCATTATATCAGCTTTTAGCTTAATAATCAAGCTTTGGAAAATTCAAAATGAAGAAATTGGGAGAAAAATTAAGCAAATAGTTTGTTTTTTGGATGTTTTTATGTGATAATTAATCTATATGATTAAATTGAATGGTTGTCATTTTGAAGCTAATAGCTTATTCTTAGTTTCGTAAAACGAACGATATGCTAACGAATGGAGGCGCCTCGAATATGACGAATTACGTCCAAAACCTTGAAGCTGCAAACGCGGCTCAACCGGCTAACCCTGTAAGGGAACGGCGGCAGGTTGCCGCAAAAACGGCGAAGAGCAACAAGGCGGAACAGGTTTATAGTGGGCAAGCAGGTCCTTTGGAACCGTGTCAACCGGTGACTTTGGAGATGATCCGGACGAAGTTTGCAGGGCTCGTTCAAGCCGGACGTCAATGTGAAATTCGGGCGCTCCTCCGGCACTACGGCGCCGAACGGCTGCCGGACGTTCCGACGGAATATTTTGACGAGCTGCTCCACGCGGCGGAAAAGTTCGGGTGAATGCTGCTGCAAGTTTAAGCTGTAAGTTCGATCGGACATACTTCCAGAGAATGACGAGAGGGGAACAAACCGGAATGATGATGCTTAATCTCGAACAAAACTACGAAAAAATGGCTATAGATCAGCTTCGCGGATATAAACGGCTTGTCGGACGAATCAAGATGCTTGAGAAATACCCTGTCAGCGGCGGGATGCGACTAGGCACGATTGTCCAGGACGGACAGCTGCAAGACCTGCACCGGCAGTGGCGGAAGCTGCTGGCATCCGGCGCAGACCAAGAAGCGCTGCGAAGCACAGAGGCGAGAATCAAGGCTCTATTGGAAGGGCTGCTGGGTACGTCGGACGGCTATCAGGGGATATTGGCACGGGTAAGCGAACTGCAGGAACTGGGGCGGCAAAAAGAGCAGATGGAACGTGCCATGGACACCTTGGACGATTTTAAACACGAATACGCACAAGTGCTCAAATTATTGTATGTGGATGGAAACGAGCCGAATGACATCGCATGCGATCTGGGCATTTCCTTATCCACCTTCTATGGATGGAGACGTAAAGCGTTGAAGGAATACGGAATATTGATTAGCTAGAGTCGCAGCGTTCTGCGGCTCTTTTTGCGTTATGGGTCTGCTTGACCGGTGCGGAAGGATTCGCTTGTGCTATAATGAAGCTAATTTTCAATAAAGAGGAAATGAGGAGGAACCGATGCTTCAGCAGGATTTGGCATTCATCAAAAACGTTAAAATGGAAGATATTCCGTGGCAGCGCCTGATTTCCTCCTACGGACGGGCAGCGGCGTTTCCGCAATGGTTTCATGCGATAGCTCATGGAGATGTGGAAGCGATGGGCCATGCTGCCGAGCGATTGGGCGAGGAGCTTGAGCATCAAAGCACGCTGTGGCACGCTACGCCGTTCGGCGTCATTTTTGCGATGCGGATGCTTGGCGAAGCTGCGAACGATTCCGTGAAGCAGGAATTAAGCGAGCCGAAGCGGGAACGATTGAATGCGCTTATCGTGGCGATGCTGAACATGTGCCAGCCCATTGCGGTTGCATGCGCAGATACGCTAGGCCATGTCGTCGACATGGAACCATTCTCGTCGATCACCGATCTGCTTCATGAAAATGAGCTTTGGCCGGAAGACGAAGAAGAGGACGAGGAACGTTGGGAGGACGATCCCGTCTCCGATCAGACATTTTACAGCTTCGTTTACTATACGGCGCAAATTTTGCTTCTATATAAGGAAGATATTCGCAAGCTTTGCGATTCGGTGCGTGAGGAAGTGCGGGATGCCGCCGGGGAGCTGTATGTGGTGATTGAAAGTATCGGGGTTGGGGGCTGAGTTGGCCGCGATTATTAATTTGGAAGGGAAGCAAAGGAATGCCCGTTTACCGGAAATTGTTGTATTTGTTTTGGGTTCTGACGCTGCTCTTTAGTTTTTACTGGGAAGCTTCCTCCGTAGATAAACACACATTAGCGGGTGCAGCGTATAATGCGATCCATACGATGATCGTTAGTGGTATGGCCCTTACTTTTTTGATTCATACGTTCATAATCAATTTGAAATCGCGCGGAATCGGGGCAGCGTTATTGGCCGCGCTTGTTTTACATTATTTTTACTTTATTTGCTACAAATACTATTTCAGTCTGCATATCGTACTTTAACTTGCGCGGACGAGCTCGCAGGGATGGAAAAACGTCGGAATTTCGCTGCAAAAGCGTTGGAATAACCATGGACAACCTTTGTAACGAAGTGCGGTTTTCCCGTGCTATGATGTTAATGTAAGATAATTGTGCTAAGGGGAACACGAACGAAAGAGTCGCAGCGATGCGGCTCTTTTTGCATTCGCTCCGTTGCACAAGATTAGGCTTCAGGGGGAGGGAGGATATGGAGCGGTTGCGCAAACTGGATAGTACAGTTCGAGCAGGCGATTTCCGGAGCACCCTTTGAGGTGTGGCCGCTGCCAGGCGGAAACGCAAGCTGCGGCAATTCATGAAGCTTTTATCCGGCTTCTATCGGGGTGGTGAACGTGGAAGAAATTAAGCAGGGGATTGCGAAACGGCTCAAGGAAATGTTTCCGGCAGCGAGCGTCTATACGGAACAAGTCGAGCAGGGCTTCACGAAGCCTGCTTTTTTTGTTCGGCAAACGGAAGGTGCGCAGAAGCACGTAATGAACCGCCGGTATATCCGGACGGGGACGTTCGACATCGCCTACTTTCCGGTTCCGGGCAGTCCGCAGTTGATTCGCGATTGCGAGACGGTCCGGGATGCATTGTACGAGCGGCTTGAACTGATCCCGTGGGAAGGTCATACGTATCGCAGCTCAGGCATGCGTTACACATTGACGGACAACGTGCTTCATTTTTATGTGAGCTTCGAGGTTCATGTAATGCGGCCGAAAGAGGCCGTGCCTACGATGCGAAATTTAGTACAGGAGGAACATATCCGACATGATTAAAAAAGGGACGTCGAAAGCGACAGCCATGAAGGAAGAGACGACTGCGGCGCAGGCTGCGGTTCAGGAGAGCTTGCCGGCTTTTACGAAGCAGCAGTTTTTGGAGTCGAAGCTGTTTACGGCGCAGCAAAAAGATTTGCTGAACGCTCTGCTGCAAGATGAGGAAACGTATACGACCGATCAGGTCAAACAACAAATCGAACAATATTTGAAAAAGGCGGTGGAATAGATGGCAGGCGGAACATGGACAACTCAAAACAAAGTACGCCCAGGGGTGTACATCAATTTCGAAGGTGAAGGTAAACCGGCCGGTACAGCCGGCGAACGCGGAATTATGACGATGGCGCTGTCGCTCGGCTGGGGCGAAGCGAAAAAGGTGCTGACCGTGGGTGCTGGAGACGATGTGAAAACGCTGCTCGGCTACGATATCGCAGCGCCTCAGCTTCTGCTGGTTCGGGAAGCTTTGAAACGCGCCAAAACGGTGCTGCTGTATCGTCTGAATGCCGGTACGAAGGCGGCCGCAACGGTCGGCGCGCTGAAGGTGACGGCCAAGCACGGCGGCGTACGCGGCAACGATTTGTCCGTCGTCGTTCAAGCGAATATCGATGACAATACGAAATTCGACGTGAAGACGCTGCTGGCCGGTCAAGCCGTCGATTCCCAGACGGTGGCCAATATCGCCGGGCTGAAAGCGAACGATTGGGTCGTATTTAGCGGCACGGGCGACTTGACGGCAACGGCGGGCGCTTCGCTCACCGGCGGTGCTGACGGCACCGTGACGAACCAAGACCATACCGACTATCTCGGAGCGATCGAAGTGTTCGACTTCCAAACGATGGCGCTCGCATCCGGCGACGCTACGTTGAAATCCGTCTACACGGCATTCGTGAAGCGGCTTCGAGATACCGAAGGCAAGAAAGTGCAGGCCGTGCTGGAAAACTATCCGGCAGCCGATTTTGAAGGCATCATCAGCGTCAAAAATGGCGTCGTGCTGACGGACGGCACCGTTCTGGATGCGGTGAAAGCGACGGTATGGGTAGCTGCGGCTACGGCCGGGGCGCAGGTGAACCAATCGCTGACGTACCAAGCGTACGACGATGCGGTGGACGTGGACATCCGTTACACGAACTCCCAAATCGAATCCGCCCTGCGCGGCGGTGAGGTCGTTTTTGTGCAAAACAAAGGCCGTGCGATTATCGAGCAGGACCTGAACACGTTCAAAAGCTTCCTGCCGACCAAGGGCAAAGCGTTCTCCAAAAACCGCGTAATCCGCGTGCTGGACGGCATCGCCAACGATATTAAGCGGATTTTCGAGACGTTCTATATCGGTAAGGTGAGCAACGACCACGACGGGCGCAATTTGCTGTGGAACGAGGTCGTCACTTACCTGAGAACGCTGCAGGCGAATGCGGCCATCCAAAATTTCAATTCGCAAACTGATGTGCATGTCATTCAAGGCCAGGACGCGGACAGCGTGTATGTGGAATTGCACGTCCAGCCGGTGGATTCGATCGAAAAAATCTACATGAAAGTGACGGTGAAGTAACATGGCAGATCAAAAAGTGTTACACGCTCGCGATACGATTAGCGGCCAGGAAGGCCGTGCTTACGCAACGATTAACGGAAATAAGGAAGAAATGTTCTACGTTAAAAAGCTGGAAGCCAAAGTCGAGAAGGAAAAGGCCGAAATTAAGGCACTCGGCCGCCGGGGAACGCAAAGCAAGGCGAAGGGCTGGAAGGGCACCGGCAGCATGACGATTTACTATATCACGACGCTTTTCCGCGACCTGATGAATGAATATATGGTCAGCGGTAAGGATACTTATTTCGATATTACGGTAACGAACGAGGATCCTTCCTCTTCCGTTGGAATGCAAACCGTTATTATCAAAAATGTCAATCTGGACAGCGTCATTATGGCGTCTCTCGATACCGGAAGCGACACGTTGGAGGAGGAAATCTCCTTCACCTTCGACGGTATCGAAATTAAAGATCGTTTCAAAGCCCCTTCCATGAACTAATCACATTAACAGGAGGACATGATTCATGAGCGATTTAAGCGTATTTTTTGCCCAAAATGCAGAAGCCAGCACGATTGAGGAAGTTATTATTTCCGAACGCTTCAAGGACCGGGAGGGCGTTCCGGTGCCTTGGCGTCTCCGCAGCATGACGGAGGAGGAAAACGAGGCGGTGCGCAAAGCCGTCACGAAGCGCGTCAAAGGCAAAGGCGGCAGCTACACCACCGAGGTCGACCAGAACGAATATATCGCCAAGTTGGCTGTGAACAGCGTCGTTTTCCCGAATCTGAAGGATGCGGAATTGCAGCAATCGTACGGCGTGCTCGGCGCCGAGTCGTTGCTGCGCAAAATGCTGCTCCCCGGGGAGTATGCCAACCTGCTCCAAAAGGTGCAGGAACTCAACGGCTTCGACAAGGACATGAACGAGCTGGTTGACGAAGTAAAAAACTGATCAACGAGGGCGCAGGCGAGGCGAATTACGCCTACTATGCCCTCCACGAGCTTCACATTTTACCGCAGGATCTCATGGCCATGTCGCGGCACGAAAGGGCCGCGATCTACGCCATGATCGACGTGCGGGTAGAGAAGGAAAAGCGTGCCCGCGCTAAAAAAGGGTTTTGAGGAGCGTCTCTTATGAGGCGCTTCTTTTTAGGTTGTAGAAAGGAGGTAGGGTGAGTAATGGCGTCAGTTTCAGCACTTTTGAAAATTTTTAACCAAGTCTCTAAAGGGCTACAGCTAAAAATGTTGAAAGCAGGCAAGGCTAGCCAAAGTACCAGCAAAGTTTTGGGACAAAAGGAGTCGGTCGGTAAACGATTTTCCCAAGTCTTGGGAAGGATTGACCACAGAGTGGCGTTGGAACCTGCAAAACAAGGCAGTCCCGATGCTCAAAAGGAGACGTTCGTCAAGAGATTTTCCGGTGCGTTTACAAATCTTAAAAACAAGATGACGCAATGGGGGCCTTTCAAGAAGGGGAACTCCGGCAAGTCACAAACGGATGCAGCAGATCAAGATCCTAACAAAGCTAATTCGTCAAAGGGCTCGTTTTTACAAAACGCTGTGCATGTATCGACTCTCTTACTAAACGGTTTGCGTATGTATAGGGTTATTCAAGCAATAAAGAATGGCTCGGGGCAAAAAAATTCTTTTAGCGATGCGGCCAAAAAGAACGAAGAGCTTGCCCAATCTCAAGACAAAGTCAATGATAAGTTGAAAAAAGGAAAAAAAGAAAGTGCAGGGATGCTGGAAAACTTTCAGAAGCAAGCCGCTGCAATTCTTAATCTTGAAAATGCTCAAAAGCTGTTTCAAGCTACCGTTGGAGGAGCAATGGAGCAGCAGGATCAGAAGGAAATGTTCATTAAGCGTACGGGCAGCAAGCAGGTCGGTACGGATATGTTTGAGATGTTAAAAGATGAAGCGATGAAGTCGGGGACGAATGTGAAAGAGTACTTGGCGAATTCTTTGAATTTCATGTCGGTAACCGAAAACTCAGACCAAATTACCAAGCTTAATAAAATTGCCCAACGCCTTGCTTTTTTCGATCCGGAGAAAAAAGGACTTGAAGAGAATGGCTCGGCGATAAAAGATGCTCTTGGCGGAGACGGTAAAGCGATGGACTCCTTGCTGGAGCGTTTTGCGATAAGTCCGGATAAAGCAAAGTCCTTGAACTTTGAAGAACTTACGCAAAAAGGGGATGCAAACGGGTTCATTTCCGCTCTAGAGAAGCTCTTGGAACTGAATAATATGGGGCAGGGCGTATATGACAAAATCTCCGATGTCCCAACCGAGCAAATTGCTACTCTGGGCGATCACATCAAAAACGCTTTTGCTAATTCGGGACAAGCCGCTTTGACAGCGCTGATGCCAATCGTAACGATGATCAATGAGGCGTTTGAATCCGGGAAGTTCCAGCCGTTCTTCGACGGTCTTTCAGCTGCGCTGTATGGTATCGCCAGCGTAACGGCAACTGTTGTGCAGTTTCTCTTGGATAACTGGACTACGGTTCAAAACGTTCTGCTTATTCTTGGCGGGGTGCTTCTGGTTCTTGCTGCCATTTGGCTGATCCAGTGGCTTGCTGGAATATGGCCGATACTGTTGATCATCGGAATCATCATGTTGCTGATCGATATTTTAAATCAGGTCGGCGTGTCAACAAGCGAGATTGTCGCTATAGTGATAGGGGTATTTTTCGGTTTATATACATTTCTGCGGAACGTGTTTGCCCTGCTTTGGGATATCATTGTTACTTTCGTAGAATCTGCGGCAAACGCTTTTTATGATCCTGTAAACGCCGTTAAAACTTTGATTTACGAAGTGGCAAAAGATGTGCTCGACTTTATCAATACAATTATCGGAGATATAGATTCGATTATTGTAAAAATCAATAAAGCATTTGGCAAAAATATTTCGGTCATTGGACAAATAGACGGCAAATGGGTAGAGGACTTAAAGCCGGAACAAGGAAAGCCAAAATTTGATCTGTCTAAATATAGGCTAGAGCAGCAAAGTGTTTTGGATGGCTATAACCAAGGAAAGAGCTTTGCCGAAAACGCCATGAAATTTGTTGCAGATAAGGGCGCCAATATGAAACAGCAATTTAGCGGCTGGAACAATATGCTCAATAAGGATTCGCCACCGGCCAAACAGCCTGGCTCCGAGCTTCCTAATCTCAACCACGTGAACTCGATCGGCCAAATCGATAATACAGTCGATATTTCCAGCGAAGACTTAAAGGTTATGCGGGACTTGGCTGAAATTCAGAGCATCCAAAACTTTGTGACGCTGACGCCAACCGTACAGGTGACCACAGGAGATATTCACCAGCCGACCGATGCGAACGAAATGATCCGGCGCATCGAAGAAGTGATGTCGCGCGAAATCGCAAATTCCGCTCAAGGGGTGTACGCGTGATGGAAGACCATTATTTTATTTATTTGAGCTTTAATAACCAGGCCGAGGGTTGGAGGCTGCCGGTTAACCCCGAATCGATCGAAATTTCGGAGGAAGGCCAAGGGAAAACGTACAACATCGTTGGTAAAGGCGGGGGGACAGAGGAGACGCGTGCGGGCGAAATTAATGTCATTCAGAGCCCGAGGCTGAAGACGGTCAGCTTCAGCAGCTTTTTTCCCTCAAAATCGCATAACTATCCGTTTATTGTACAGGGAATCCCGGAGCTGACTCCGAATCCGAAGTATCTGTATCTTAGAGATGGGATTCATGACCCGATGAAATACGTGAAAGATATCCGTAAATGGATGGAAACCAAGCATCCCATTCGTTTTATGTATATCGTTCGACGCGGTCGCGAAGATGGCAAACTGGATAACGCCAGCGATCGAGACCTTAACTTTCCGGCCTCAATCGAAAAGTTCGAATGGAAAGAAGTTGCCGGTTCCCCGGGTGATATCGAATATACGCTGTCACTTAAGGAATACGTCTTTTACTCTGCCAGAAATGTTCAGCCTGTTGTGAATGCCAAAGGGGAGACCGTTCTCGTTCAACAGCAACCTGACCGCCCGAACGAAGGGGTCATGCCGGAGACGCATACCTTTCAAGATGGGGACAGTCTTACGAAAATATCTACAAAGTACTACGGCGACAGTGCGCGTGCCCGCGAAATTCAAGAATTTAATGGGATTTCCGATTCGGAAGTGGAAGGTATCCAAAACGGCGCGGTACTGAAACTGCCGCCAAAGTAAAGGGGGACCGTCATGCTCCAGATCGAAATCGATAACAAGGATGGCTTCCTATGGGACCTTTCGGGGATCGTCTCCGAAGCGACATTTAAAACCGCCCGGGTCGGGCAGGCTTCAAGCTTTGAAATGACCTTGATCAAGGGCGGATTCTACGAAGCGAAAGAATTCAAGTACAACCTC